ATACTGATCACGGTATTAGGAGCGTGTGTGGTCAACTTTTATGCAATCAGGTGAAAGGGGTGAGGACATTGCAAGAAATTAAAAAAGAGCACCCGTATAAGCCGGCAAGCTTCGGGCACTCAGATAAAAAACCAATTCAATTATAACAGAAAAAGGAGAAAAAACAAATGCGTAACGAAAAGAAATATGAATTAACATTATCCGATCTGCAGGTATACATAGGAATCGCATCATTTGAAGCACTTCCAAAAGATGCAACACCAGAAGTTGTGGATATGTATAACACAGTAGCTGCACGTATTTATGACAAAATCGCTAAACATTTGGATGGTTCAGATCCATTCCCAACGGACGAGTTAATTTATGCAAAAAAAATAAATAATTTTGTTGATGAGCTTGGAGAAGCTTGCGAACAGATTCTTCGAGCTGTAATGGAGTAATTGCTATGAGCGATATTTTTACAATTCATGATTTTGAAAATGAACAGCAGTGGCTGAAAGGCAGAATGAACGGGATCGGCGGCAGTGATGCGAGCGTGACCATTGGCAGAAATCCATATAAAAGCAATGTTGAGTTGTATGAAGAAAAGATTGGTAAGGCAGTACCAGAAGATATATCGGACAAGCCTTGTGTGATCTATGGGAATAAAGCAGAAGAACCGATTCGCGAGCTGTTCCAGGCTGATCATCCTGAGTTTAAGGTTGATTACCATGAATTTCGGATTCTGCAGAGCAAGAAATACCCATTCATGCAAGCATCCTTGGACGGTGAGTTGACTGATCAGGATGGACGCAAGGGTATTTTGGAGATCAAGACAAGCAGCATCAATCAATCCATGCAGTATGCGAAATGGAAAGATCAGATTCCTGATAACTATTATGCTCAGATTCTTCATTATTTGCTGGTAACCGGTTGGGACTTTGTAGTATTGAGAGCTCGGTTGCGGTGCGACTGGTGGGATGATGTTGCTAGAGAAAGGGATTATCGCATCGACAGATGCAATGTAGAAGCTGATCTTGAGTATCTACTGGAAGCAGAGATGAGATTTTGGAAGTGTGTGGAAAATCGGAAGATGCCAGGTTGCATTCTTCCAGAAATATAGGAGGTATTTTAATATGCTTGAGTTAAGAATCATTAGTCCACAAGAGAACGGGTTTGTTCAGGAAATTGAGTGGAACAACGAAGAATTGAAAACAGCAATTGCCAAGAAGATGGAAGACTATAAGGGGCTGGTCTTTACAGAGGAAACAATCGCTGATGGTAAGAAAGACAGAGCTGATCTCAACAAACTCCGTGGAGCAATTGATAATGAGCGGAAACGTATCAAAAAGATGTGCATGGAGCCATATGACAAATTTGAAAAAGAAGTCAAAGAAGTTCTTGGACTGGTTGATGAACAGATTAATGCAATTGATGTTCAGATCAAAGAAGTCGAGCAGATCAAGAGAGAGGAAAAGAGAAAGACGGTTCAGGAACTGTTTGAATCTATCGGCTTCCAGAAGTTTGTGACACTTGAGATGATCTGGGATGAGAAGTGGTTGAATGCATCGGTATCACTGTCAAAAGTAGAAAATCAGATGAAAGAGACCATGTATAGAATTGGTGAAGACGTTGGAACGATCATCAGATTACCAGAATTTAGTTTTGAAGCCATGGAAGTGTATAAGAAGACACTGAACCTGTCTCAGGCGATTCAGAAAGGTCAGGAGCTTGCTGATATCCAGAAGCGCAAGGAAGAAGCGGAGCGTCTGAAGAAAGAACAGGAAGTAGTGCAAACAAGTGTTGCAGCAGATCAGCCAGCACCGGCAGAAGCGACAGCAGTGGTTGAGGAAGAGCCGCAGCGTGATTGGATTGGTTTTAGAGCATATCTGTCAAGAGAGGATGCTTTAGCACTCAAGAAATTCTTTGAGGATAGACAGATTAAATTTGAAGCAATTTAGGAAGGAGATTATGACAATGGCAGTTAATAACAGTTTAGCAAACACAAAACAGACACATCCGGGACAGCCGGCAAAAACAGGAATTACAACATTCTTGAATAGTATGGCGGTGGCTGCAAACATCGATCAGGCTCTTGGAAAAGATAACAGACAGCGTTTTATTACAGGGGTAATTTCAGCAGTGAATAATAATACAGCGCTTCAGGAATGCACCAATAAATCGATTCTTTCCGGTGCACTGCTTGGGGAATCGCTTAAGCTTTCACCATCACCACAGCTTGGTCATTATTACCTGGTCCCGTTCAATGACAAGGAACAGGGGAAGGTAGCGCAGTTCCAGCTTGGATACAAGGGATACATCCAGCTTGCAATTCGTTCCGGGCAGTATAAAAAGCTGAATGTTCTGGCAGTAAAAGAAGGGGAGCTTGAATATTTTGATCCTCTGAATGAGGAAATTAAAATCAATCTGATGGTTGATAAATGGGATGAGAGAGAAGAAGCACCGACCATTGGATATTATGCAATGTTTGAGCTGACCAATGGATTCAAGAAAGCGATTTACTGGTCAAAGAAACAGATGATGGCTCATGCGGATAAGTATTCACCGGCATTTTCAAAAGATGCGACACAGATCAAGACGAAATACGGAACAAAAGAGAAGGTGTCTTTCGAAGACTATGAAGCTGGAAAATACGATCAGAAAGATTCCTGGATGTATTCTTCATTCTGGTATAAGAACTTTGACGGAATGGCCTATAAGACTATGCTGAGACAGTTGATCAGTAAATGGGGAATCATGAGCATTGACCTTCAGAACGCATTTGAGAATGATATGACCTTTACAGATGATCAGGGAAAGGTTAACTACCCAGATCAGGACACAGAACCGGTTATGGATGTGGAAGTATCAGAAGTTGTTCCGGATAATCAGCCGGCTTCAGAAACGGCTCAGCCACAGCAGACGGATGTAGCATCGGCGTTATTCGGATAGAGAAAGGGATAGGTGACAGATATGAACAAAATTAATTTACAGGAAATCGTAGGCGGTCAGCTTCAGGCAAAGTTTGAACGTTCATTTGAGAAGGTTATTGAAAATCTTCAGGATCCAAATACATCATTCAAAGTGAAAAGAGGAATCACGATCAAGCTTGATTTTACACAGAACGAAGACCGTGACGATGTATCGGTATCAGTGATGATTTCTGAAAAACTTGCACCACAGCAGGATATGAATACCAAGTTCTATATTGGTAAGGACCTTAAGACAGAAGAAGTATTTGCTGAAGAATACGGGAAACAGATTCGTGGTCAGATGAATTTCAATGATGTACTTGAGAAAGAGCAGAAAGCTCAGGAACAGATTATTGATGGAAAAACGGTGGATACAGAAACCGGAGAAATTAAAGAAAGTAACAATGATGATAAAATTTATGATTTTAGAAAGGCTGCTGCACAGTAAGCAGAAAGGTGAGAGATTATGTTAAGAGAAGCATTAGAGTACATTGTAGGACTTGGAGAGTCAAAGCAGCATGAGATTAATGGAAGTATATATTCGGACAAAGAATTATACAGGGTTGATACATATTTTCCAAAAGCTTTAGCCATTGAACTGAATACACTGACAGGATTAGTCGATTACATCAAAAGCAGTATTGATGAAATGCCAGGAAAAATGATTGTAGATGTAAAGGATCCTGAAACAGTAAGATTGTATTCGCAGCTTGATCCTAACCGTGATCGTGAAACGTTGGTTATCGTGAGAGCGAGAGTTCCTGAATTTTATTTTAACCGTTTTATTAATCAGGAAGAGTTTTGCATCAATATGCAGTCTAAGTTTATCGATGATACGGCGACTGATAGAGCGTTACTGTTAAAGTTTGCTGGAACCGTAGAGTCTGGAACATTGGCTGAGTATGGCGATGATGGTGTGACACAGAAAGCAACAGTCAAAACGGGTATTGCATCCAAGGGGGATGCAATTGTTCCAAATCCGGTAAAACTGAAACCGTATAGAACGTTCCTTGAAGTAGATCAGCCGGTATCAGAATTCATTTTTAGAATGAAACAGGACAAGTATGATGGTGTTTTATGTGCCCTTTTCGAAGCTGATGGTGGAGCATGGAAGATGGAAGCAACAGAGCGCATTAAGAAATATTTAGAGTCCGAGCTTAAAGAGTATAGCGATTTCACGGTTATCTCGTAGTTAATATTCCCCTGCTGGTAGGTGGTTAGACCAGCCGATTGATTGAAAGGAAGGAAAGAAAAGATGAAAGGATATAAAGCATTTCACAAAGGATTAATTTGTAAGGACAAGCAGTATAAAGAGAATACGGTATTTGAAGAGAAAGAAGCAATTCCATGTGTGACAGGGATGCATTTTTGTGAGAATCCTATGGATGTATTGACATATTATCCGCTGATTGATGACGAGGGTGAATTCTCTGACTTTGCAGAGGTAGAAGCACTGGACGAGGTGAAGACGGATAACGATAAGAAATTCTGTACTACCAGACTGAAAATTGGTGCAAAGCTTTCATTTGCCGGATTTATCAATGCGTGTGTTGATTTCATTTTGGAGAAAACCAGGTATGAACCAGATGAATGTGATGAGGATTACGCACAGATTGGCTCATCAGGCTATTCCGCACAGATTGGCTCATCAGGCTATTCCGCAAAGATTGGCTCATCAGGCTATTCCGCAAAGATTGGCTCATCAGGAGATTACGCACAGATTGGCTCATCAGGCTATTCCGCAAAGATTGGCTCATCAGGCTATTCCGCAAAGATTGGCTCATCAGGAGATTACGCACAGATTGGCTCATCAGGCTATTCCGCAAAGATTGGCTCATCAGGCTATTCCGCACAGATTGGCTCATCAGGCTATTCCGCAAAGATTGGCTCATCAGGCTATTCCGCAAAGATTGGCTCATCAGGAGATTACGCACAGATTGGCTCATCAGGCTATTCCGCAAAGATTGGCTCATCAGGCTATTCCGCACAGATTGGCTCATCAGGAGATTACGCACAGATTAAGTGCACTGGCGATGATTCAGTAGTTTGTTGTGCAGGCTATAATTCTTGTGCAAGTGCCAAGAAAGGATGCTGGATCACACTTTCGGAGTGGAAATATTCAAAAGAAAAAGATCGTTTTGTTCCGACATGTGTGAAAACGGAATATGTAGACGGTGAGAAAATCAAAGAAGATACGATGTATAGTTTGAAAGATGGGGAGTTTGTGGAGGTGTGTGAGCATAATGAATAAAGTGATTTTAATTGGGCATTTGTGCGCTGCTCCTGATGTGAGATATTCACAGGGCGAAAATAGTATGGCGGTTGCAAGATACCGCCTTGCAGTAGATAGAAGATATAAGCGGGAAGATGAGCAGAATGTTGATTTTATCAACTGTGTGGCATTTGGTAAGAACGGAGAATTTGCTAAAAAGTATCTGCATAAGGGAATAAAAATTGCTGTGTGCGGACGTATTCAGACGGGAAGCTATACCAATAAAGATGGTCAGAAAGTCTACACAACGGATATTGTCGTTGAAGAACATGATTTCTGTGAAAGTAAAGGAACTGCTGCCGGCACAACAGAAGAAGCAGCGTCTCCGTATGGACCAGTGGATGAAAATGGATTTATGAATGTTCCAGATGGTATAAGCGAGGAACTTCCGTTTAATTAGGAGCAGTGGAGAAGATGAATGTACTTGAAAAGTATGAACAAGAGAGGAAATGTCTTCTGTGTTCGCACCATGTTACACTGCCAGGAAGAACACGGAACATTCATTTCTGCGGAGCGAGTGGAAAAATACTTCTTTATCCGTTGTACCTACCGCAGAATTGTAAGAAGTTTGAAGTAAGAGGTGAAATATATGCCGGTGAATAGTAAGCAGAAGGGTGCCAGGTTTGAAAGATACCTGGCAAGTATTTTCAGGGAGTTTGGATATAACAAAGCCAGAAGAACAGCACAGTATTGTGGAAATACCGGTGATGCATCGGACGTGGTAGGACTGCCATATATCCATGTGGAAGCCAAACATCAGGAACAGATGAGATTATATGACTGGATGGATCAGGCAAAGAGAGATGCAGCTGCAACTGATAAATTTTTGTTGCCTGCAGTCTTTCACAAGAAGAATAACCACAATATTTTAGTAACCATGGAATTGGAAGACTGGATGCAGATATACCGGGAATATGAATCTGGAATGTCATTAGATTATTCAGACAAGGATGCAGCGCAGGACGGACATGAAGAAGTAATGCAGTCAGCAACGTAAGGAAGGCAGGAGAAGGAAAAAATGGCAGATGTGAAGTGGATTAAGATTAGTACGTATATGTTTGATAACAGGAAAATCAAGCATTTAAGAAGACTTCCTGACGGGGATAATATTGTTCTTATCTGGGTGATGCTGCTGACAATTGCTGGAAGATGTAATGCGAATGGAAGGGTATTTCTGACTGAGGATATCCCATATACATCGAAGATGCTGGCAGAGGAACTTAATTTTGAAGAAGGTACGATACAGCTTGCGTTAAGTTCCATGGAAGAGCTTGGAATGATCGTCAATGATAATGATTTTCTCTATATAACGGGATGGGAAGAACATCAAAATGTAGAGGGAATGGATAAGATACGAGAACAAAATCGATTAAGAAAACAGCGTCAGAGAGAGCGAGAAAAAGAGCTTAATTGTGACGGGAACGTGATGTCACGTGACAGTCACGCAATAGAAGAAGATAAGAATAAGATAAAGAATAAGAATATAGATACTATAGAGTACAACAAAATAATGCAGTTGTACAATACTTTGTGTCCATCCCTTCCTTCTGTCAGATCACTTTCTGAATCTCGCAAAAAAGCAATTAGAGCAAGAATGCATACTTACACAGTTGATGATTTTAAGGAGCTGTTTGAGAAAGCGGAAGCGTCTGACTTTCTAAAAGGTGCGAATGATCGGAACTGGTCAGCTACATTTGACTGGTTGATCAAAGATGCCAATATGGCAAAGGACAGACTGGAAGAGTATATCAGATCATGTACTGACGATGAGATGCGGAGAATTGATGAGGCTCTTATGCTTTCGCTTGGTGTAGAAGTGTCAGGTGGAAATACTACTGAAGAAGCAAAAGAGACAATAAATGCATTGAAACTGGAATTAGTCGAAACTAAGAAAATAGGTGAAGAGTTAAAGCATAAGCTCAAAGAGGAAGCCGACAAGCGAGAAGCCATGGAAACAGCAATGAACACCTATGAAAAGAATACAGAGGATGTAAGCGATATTGTAGACGGTCGGATTAAAGCTGCTGCTGAAAGGGACGTATACAAAGAATTGTACATGTATCTGCTTGATAGAGCGATAAGCGCATAGATGAATGGAAAGATAAGAAAATGAAGGGAGTAGATGCCGGTGGAGCAGAGACTGGAAGAAAGCAATATTAAGAATGAGAACAATCGGAAGAAGGAGTATTTGAGGGGATACAGATCCAGTAGAAGACGTATCAACCGTATTGATGATGAAATTATCGAACTGAAAGAATTGGCTGCATCAGTGAAAGCAATTGATTATTCCGGAATGCCACATGGTAGCGGGAATCAGAAAGATTTATCCGATGAGCTGGCAAGGATTGATTCGTTGGTAGAAAAACTGGGAACAGAAAAGGAAAGTTGTATTGAGTCATATATTTCTATCGAAAAACAGATTAAGGAAATAAAAAATGAAGATGAGAATGACGTGTTGTTCTACCGGTACATAAAAGGATTGCGTTGGTGGGAAATAGCAGAAAAAATGGATTGTTCTGAAAGATGGGTCCACAAATTGCATGGTAAGGCATTAGGACATTTAAAATATCCTGAATAGTTCATTGCAGTTCAGTATGTAAGTCTGTTATCCTTATACTGGAATTAATGAACAGATATTAAATCATTCGATCAGTTCCCCCACAACCTAATAAAACCGAGAGAAGACACCTGGCAACGCGGGTGTCTTTTTCGTTGCGTAATGTCGAGAAATGGGATATTATGGGAGTAGGTTTTAGGTGATTTTTAAGGAGGACTAATAATGAACGATTTAACAAATGAAGCAACACTCGTGCTTGCAGAACTATACGGAGCGTATAAAAATGGAGAGCACTTGGACAATGTAAAACCAGCTGACGTAGGAATGGATAAAAGTATGTTTTGCGAAGCATGTGAAGAATTGAGAAGAGAGAAATTCCTTCCGAATTATAATAATACTACAGGGATTCCATTCTTAGGCTCTTTAAGTCAAGAGGCAATTGACTATGTAGAAAGAGCGATGGAAGCAAGCGAAAATAAATGATGAATTTGAGGCACCCTCCGGGGTGCTTTTCTAATGCAAAAAAACAGGAGGTGAGTCTGAGTGACTAAGAAACAGAAAACATTTTGTGATGAATATCTAATTGACTTGAATGCCACTCAGGCAGCTATCCGAGCGGGGTATTCGTCAAAAACAGCAGATAGAATCGGACCTGAATTACTTGGGAAAACTTGTATTCAAGAAAATATCGCAAAAGCAATGGCTGAGAGATCGAAGAGAACCGGCATCAGTCAGGACCGAGTGATTCAGGAACTGGCACGAATAGCATTTGTGAATCCACAGAATGTAATCAATCCCAAAGATGCATCAGTAAAAGCAGATGCGACAGAAGATGATCTGGCGTGCATCCAGTCTGTAAAAGTTAAGACAATGGACGGAGCAAAGGGAAAATCGGTCGAAAGAGAAGTTCGTTTGAATGACAAGATGAAAGCTTTGGAGTTACTTGGTAAACATCTTGGAATGTTCAAGGACAAGCTGGAAGTTGATGCAGATATGGACCTGAACATCACGATTGATTATGGAGATAATGACAATGAAGAAAGTTAATATTTTAGGAACGTTATATAAGATATATTTTGATACGCCAGATGAAAAACTTCCAGAGGGTTGTGATGGATGTATGGATCAGAGTATTCATCAGATTAGGATTGCGAAGTTAGAATCCAGTAGAAACTCTTTAATGAATTTGAAAGAGTACAAGAAGAAGGTACTCAGGCATGAAATTATTCACGCGTTTCTGTACGAGTCTGGATTATGGAATAACAGTGGCGGTGCCGAAAGCTGGGGACGGAACGAGGAGATTACAGACTGGATTGCTATTCAGTCACCGAAACTTTTCAAAGCCTTTAAAGAAGCTGATTGCCTGTGAAAATAAATGTTCAAGCTAATCCATGCTTTAAAGAGGTTGACCGCAGTAAAAAACGCTACATCGTGATGAAAGGTTCTGCTGGTTCAGGAAAGAGTGTGGATACAGCGCAGAATTACATCCTGAGACTAATGAGAGACAAAGGAAGAAACCTTGTAGCCATGAGAAAGTCTGATATCACCAATCGAGACAGTACCTTTGCAGAACTAACAGGTTCTCTGTACAAGATGTTTGGAGATAAGGCCGATGCTTACTGGAAGATCAACAGAAGTCCATTAATGCTTACATGCAGACACAATGGCAACCAGATCATATTCAGGGGAATGAATGATGATAGACAACGTGAGAAGTTGAAATCTATTACATTCCCCAAAGGCAAGCTTACTGATGTATGGCTGGAAGAAGCTACAGAATTCACGCAAGCAGATCTGGAAATTATCGATGACCGTTTGCGTGGCGAGCTTCCACCAGATCAATTTTATCAAATTCGGATGACCTTCAACCCGGTGAATAAGAATCATTGGATCAAGAAGGTCTTTTTTGATATTCCCGATCCAAACGTACTTACCCATCATTCGACCTATCTCGGTAATCGGTTCATTGATAATGCGTACCGTGAACGAATGGAACGTAGAAAGATTGTGGATCCAGAAGGCTATCAGATCTATGGTCTTGGAGAATGGGGCGAGATTGGGGGATTGATTCTTCACAACTGGGAAGTCCGGGAAGTATCACAGAATCTCAACGATTACGATGATGTAGCTATTGGACAAGACTTTGGTTTCAATCATGCCGATGCAATATTGCTGGTTGGAATCAAGGATGAAGATATCTATATCATCGATGAAATATATGAGCATGAGAAAGAAACCGCTGAAATTATACCAATAGCCATACAGCACGGCATACCTGCGAAGAAAATAATGTGGTGTGACAGTGCTGAACCTGACAGAATCAAGGAGTGGAACAAGGCGGGATACAGGGCAAGAGGTGTTGACAAAGGCGGTTCAAAAGGCTCAGTAAATGCACAAATCGATTGGCTGAAAGGTTCGGTTGGTAAGGACCATACTATCAAGCGTAAGATCTATGTTGCACCTCATTGTGTTAACACGATCAAAGAGCTACAGCAATGGAAGTGGAAGAAGGATGAAAGGACGGGGGAATACCTGGACGATCCGGTTCCAGTTATGGATGATGCAATGGCAGCACTGAGATATGCAATAGAAGGATGGCGTAAGGCTAGTAGATGGCTGATGTAAAAAGAATAATGACAATTGACGGACGGCGTGCACAGCACCAGCGGTTTTCAGAGTCTTAGGGCGGGTTCAATCTTTTTCCGTTAAGAAACTTGCATCGTCGCGGATGCAACCTCCTTTCACGGTCACAACTGGTGGTCGGTTATGGTGCTGGCAGGACTGTCATTTAGATAAATACAGGGCTTATAGCTCAGTGGTAGAGCAGTGGTCTTTTAAGCCATGTGTCACAGGTTCGATTCCTGTTAAGTCCTATTGATTAATCGAAGAAGGAAGGTGTAAAGGTTGCTGAGTGTATCAGAGGTACAGAAATTTATAGATAATGATATTGTATCAGAGAAGAAAAAGTTTGCCGGTGTTGGTCAAAGATACTACGAAGGCGAACACGACATAAGAAAATATAGATTATTCTACTACAATGCTGATGGAAAACTGATAGAAGACAAGGTGCGGTCGAATGTTAAGATCAGTCACCCGTTCTTTACTGAGCTTTCGGATCAACTGTCAGCCTATATGCTTTCGTTTGATGAAAACCCAATGGTTGCCAAGGATACGGCGGAAGGGTTACAGGAGCATCTGGATAACTATTTTGATGATGAGTTCTGGTCAGAGATTGGCGATGTGATCACAGGAGCATACACGAAGGGATTCGAGTATCTGTTCGCATATAAGAATGCCGATGATCGGCTTACATTTATGTGTGCAGACAGCATGGGCGTAGTAGAGTGCAGAGAAAAGGATACTTCAGATCATAAGCGATACATTATATATCATTATGTGGACCGTATAGAACAGGGAAAGAAAGTAATCCGAAAGATTCAGGTATGGTCTGAAACAGAAACATTTTATTATATTCAGGATGGTTTGAATGGAAAGATTGTTCAGGATGAATCTGAACCGGTGAATCCAAGACCACACATCGTATTTACTGATCAGAAGACAGGTAAGAAGATGGGGTGTTCGCTGGGATATATCCCGTTCTGGCGATTGGATTACAACAAAAAGCAGTTTAGTGGATTGAAACCAATCAAGGGCCTGATAGATGATTATGACATCATGCAGTGCGGATTATCTAATAATCTAAAGGACTTTGATACGCCACTGTATGTAGTAAAAGGATTCCAAGGGGACAACCTGGATGAGCTGCAGCAAAACCTGAAAACTAAGAAGATTGTTGGAACAGATTCGGAAGGTGATGTGGAAGTCAGAACTGTAGACATTCCATATCAGGCCCGTAAGACAAAAGCCGATGAGGATGAAAAGAACATATACCGGTTCGGTATGGGATTCAATTCATCACAGGTCGGAGATGGGAATATCACAAATATTGTGATCAAAAGCAGATATGCATTACTGGATCTGAAAGCGAATAAGCTTGAAAGAAGATTAAAAAAAATGTTGAAACAGCTGCTGAAGGTTGTTCTGGATGAAATCAATCAGCAGAACGGGACAGGCTATCAGATTTCAGATGTCAAGTTCGAATTCACACGATCAATCATGATGAACGAATCGGAGAATATAGCGAACGAAAAGACAGAAGCAGATATCCAACAGGTAAGAATCAATACAATCTTGAATATGGCTACACAGATCGGCGATGAACAGACGCTGAAAGCGTTATGTGACGTTATGGACTGGGATTTCGATGAGTTGAAAGAACAACTGAAGAATGCAGATAGTCATACAGCACAGGATGCAAGAACGGCATTAGGTGTTATTTTGCCGGATGATCCTGATAATCCAGATGATGAGCCGGTTGAGGAATAGGTGATAGGCTATGAAGTATCGTGAGAAGATTGTTCAGATAGAGTTTCTTGATGATGAGGAACGTGTGATCAGACGGCTACAGGCTGTATATAATCAATCTCTTAAATATATAACACAGAAGGCTAATGCTCTTCAGGAAGAAATCTATAAGATACAGGATAAATATAATTCTATTGAGGATGAACAGGAACGGGAAACGCTAAAGAGCATGGAACGTTCTAAGGTGTACCAGAAGCAGTATCAGGATGCACTTAAGGCGCAAGTGAACAGTATCCTGGATAAGATGCACCGAAAGGAATTTAAGACGGTTAATAAGTACTTGAATGACTGCTATGACAAGGCATTTACCGGGAATATGTATGTATTACACGGCGAAGGGATTCCTTTGATCGTTCCGATAGATCAGGAAAAAGTTGTCCGGGCGGTACAGGTTAATAGTAAGATCAGTAAGGGATTGTACTCACGATTAGGTGAGGATGTAGATCTTCTGAAACGGAAGATTACAGCGCAGATCAGCCGGGGTGTGGCTACAGGTATGAGCTATTCGCAGATGGCGCAGCAGTTGGCTGGATATACCAAGACTGGTTACAACAATGCTGTCAGGATCACAAGAACGGAAGGACATAGAATACAGCAAGAATCCACGATGGATGCCTGTTATGCTGCAAGAGAGCGTGGAGCTGATGTTGTGAAGCAGTGGGATGCCACAATGGATGCCAATACCAGAGAATCACATCAGATGGTTGATGGTGAAGTCAGGGCGCTGGACGAGAAATTCAGCAATGGATTGATGTATCCGGGAGATCCATCAGGAAGTGCAGCGGAAGTAATCAACTGCAGATGTGTACTTTTGCAGCGTGCAAAATGGGCATTGGATCAGAAAGAACTTGATCGGTTAAAAGAAAGAGCTTCTTTTTACGGATTGGATAAAAGAAAGAGTTTTGATGAATTCAATAAAAAATATATAGGAACTGTGGAAAATTCTAAAGGCAACAAAATAAAGATGGATTTGCAATTTTTTGCGAAAATCCCAGATGAGAAATTAACGGAATATGCATTAAATTTTGAACATCCTACAGGTAAAGAAAAAGCAAAAGCTTTTAAAGAAGCACTTGGATATACAAAAGAAAGTTATACAGACTTAAAAACGAAAATACTTGATTCTTTTGATGAAAAAGAGTTAGTATATAAGAGAGAAGACAAATACGGAAAGCGCTATGAGCAAATTATGCAGATAACAGGACCGAATGGAAAAACAGCAAATGTATTAACAGCATGGATTAAAGATAACGACAACGCTGAACCAAGGCTAACATCGATTTATGTAGACAAGAGGTGAGAACTATGAAACAATATGATGTAGTTAAATTAAAGGATGGGCGAATAGGGACCATAGTTGAACTTTTTGAAGATGCTTGCGAAGTTGACATTGGTGATTCTCCTACTAACTGGGAAACAATTACTGTTGATAAGAAAGATATTGAAAAAGTATTATAGATACCACTGATCAGAAATGGTTAGTGGTATTTTTGTACCCATTTTTAAGAAAGAGGTGAGAATATGGCAACATCGAGCATTAATATCATGATTGTTTGTGTCGCATTAATTATTCTATGCAAATTTTGCTGATAAGGCGGTGATCCAATTATCTCCCAACTATGGGTGAAATAGTGGGTGGCGGGTGGCAAGGACAAGGATATATTGATTTAAGGCATCGAAGGATGTCTTTTTTTAATGCCATTTCATCCACAGGGATGTAAAACACTATTCCGCAGATCATGGACGAGACATGTAAAAAGCGTAAGAAAGGGGAAATACAAAATGACATTAGAAGAATTATTAAAAGCACAGGGTTTATCGGATGAACAGATTAAGGCGATTACAGCAAGTATGAAAGAGAATAAGATTTATACTGCCAGTGAGGAGAATTTGGATATCCGATACGGAAAACTGAAGACGGACTATGACACCCTGAACACACAGCATGGAGAATCAACGAAGCTGATTGAACAGTTGAAGAAAGATGCAAAAAACGATGAAGCACTCCAGGGGAAGATTACAGCATACGAAACACAGGTGGCAAATTTACAGAAAGAACTTGATGAGACAAGACTTGAATCTGCTATCAAGGTTGCTCTCATGAATGCAAAGACGGATGATGTCGGTTACATGGCATTTAAACTTAAAGAAGGCGGTGCGCTGGAGCTTGATGAAGATGGAAACATTAAGGGGATTGATGAGAAGATTTCGAACTTAAAGACTCAGTTCCCAACTCATTTTGATTCGGAAAATAATCCGGGACCAAGAGAGATTGATCCGAAACCGCTTCCAGAGGGTGATCACAATAATGATGTACAGCCAAAGAATCTGGCTGATGCACTTCGTATGCAGTATGAAGATAACGAAAAATAGAAAGGTTAAAATGGTGAAAGTTAATGGCACTTACGTTACAGGATATGAGAGAAGGTGCATCTGACAAGGTTGCCGAGCAGGTAGTAGATACCTTCTTAAGAGAGTCAGAAATTTTACAGATGATTACATTTGACGACACGGTAAGCCCGCAGGGCGGATCTACACTTACATACAGTTATTTGCAGAAGCAGATTCCGTCAACAGCAGCATTCAGAAAGCTGAACGAAGAATATACAGACAGTGAAGCAAAGCTTGTAAAGAAATCTGCTGATCTGAAAATCTTTGGTGGAAAGTTCAGAATGGACCGTGTTCTGAAAAAGGCAGAAAACAAATTCAATAATATGGCATTCCAGATGGAAGAAAAGATTGCTGCGGCAGTTTCACTGTTCCATTACACGCTGATTAATGGAGATTCCACAACACAGGAAGATTCGTTTGACGGACTTGACAAAATGCTTGTTGGCACTACGTCTGAGTTTAACAGCAAAGAGATTATTGATGTATCAAACATCGAAAAGATGAAAACAAGCGCGGATCAGCTGTATGAAGCATTACAGGTTCTTATTCGTGAAACAGGTGCTGATGCACTGCTTATGAATACCAGTATGATTTCTAAAGTACAGACTATGGCTCGCATTCTTGGATACAAAACTGAAACAGAGGAAGCATTTGGTAAAAAAGTGACTTCTATGGATGGTGTTAGATTTATGGACCTTAAAAACCATTATACTGTGTCAGGAAGTACAGTTACTGCAAATGCATGTGTGAAAGATAATATTTCAAGAACGGTAAATGGCGGTTCAGCTACTACCGGTCTTACAGATATCTATGCTGTTAAGTTTGATGTTAACAACGGATTCCACGGAGCTACACTTACTGGAAATTCTATTATTGATCAGTATTTACCAGATTTCAACCAGCCGGGTGCTGTAAAAGATGGTGAGGTAGAAATGGTAGCAGCTACAGTTCTGAAGAACACAAAGCACGCAGGTGTTCTTAGAAATATCAAGATTGCGTAACGGAAAGGAGAAAATAAGTATGCCGAAAAAGAAAGAAGAACCAAAGACATATAAGGTTACGGTAGATAAAAAACCGGGATACTGTGGAGAAGGTGCCGGCGGAGCGCAGTTTGCACATGGAGAAGCACTGATCACAAGTGGCCGGGTTGCAGCATGGTTCAGAGAACACGAAGGATATACTGTCACTGAACTTAAAGATGTTACGAATGAGACATCTGAGACACCGGGAGAGTAACAGAAAGGCGGTGCAGTTATGATCCTGTCGGTAGAAAGGGCAAAATGGTTAATCGACTTTAAGGACTGGCCAATAGAGCGGATTGAACAGAAGCTAAAAGCAATCGAGCAAACCATCCGCTCTTATACGAACAACAACTTCCAGAATAGAAAGATTCGATCAGCAGGTGTTGTATCATCGTCGAAACTAAATGTAATAAATAAACTTTATGGATTGTCGATTGGAGATACAGTGCAAATAACGGAAAGTATGTTCAATGACGGATTATATACAGTAAAAGGAATAGAAGAGAACACGATTGTACTGGATAAAGAGTTAATCGATGAAGGTCATATACTGATCACAAAAGTAGAGTATCCAGATGATGTGATTGAGTGCTGTATTAATCTTTGCGAATGGGAAGTAAAGAACCGTGGAAAAGTCGGAATAAAGGCAGAAACATTGTCTCGCCATTCGGTTACATACTTTGATCAGGACGCATCCAATCAGATGAATGGCTACCCAGTAAGTCTGTTAGGCTGTCTGAAACCGTATAGAAAGGCAAGGTGTTGATTGTGTCTGATATTGGTGGAAACACAACAGCAATCTTACAGGTGCAGAGTGAAAATAGTGTTGATGAGATTGGCAATCCGGTAATTATCTGGGAAGAAGTAGGCTCCTATCCGGGATGGCTTGATTTAGTATCTGGAAACTCACCCGTCCAGAACTATAATGCCAAGATATCAGAGTCCAGTCATTACTATATTACTGATTATTATCGGGCGCTTGCCAATCAGGATCCTGAGGTGTGTAGAATGCTGATAGATGGAAAAATCTATGATGTACAGTGGATTGATGATCCGATGGGAATGCATGAACATCTGGAAATCTATCTGAAAGCTGTAGGAGGTGTTGGGAGTGGCACAGATTGAGTTTGAAGACAATACAGAACAGATCATTGAAGAAATGCGAATGAAAGCTATTGCATGGCTGGAAGAAGCTGGTGGAGAGATTAAGTCGCAGGCTGCTTCAAATTCCAGACGTGCAAGCGGAGAGACTGCGGGAAGCTTCCGGCATGAAGTAGATACTGAAAACATGGTATGTGCTATCGGCTCAGATCTTGAAAACGCATTATGGGAAGAATTTGGAACCGGAGAATATGCATTGAATGGGGATGGACGTGCCGGTGCTTGGTACGTGCCGGTTAAATCGTATACTGGAAAAAGGAAACCGACCTATAACGGAAAAGTAGTAATCGTGCACGGGAAAAACGGTGTGGATTTCTACAAGACCAATGGTAAGCGTGGAACAAGAGCATTGTTTAATGCGTTCAATTCGCTAAAAGGACCAGTACAGAATAAGGTACAAATGAATTTTAAGGATTTAGGTGATTAGTATGACGCAAGAGATATTAAGACACATGAATCTTAAATTAAAAGAATTGCTTCCATATCAGTTCTATGAATGGAGGACAAAAGCAGAATATCCCTACTGGATAGGGGAATATTCGGAAACTCCAGATACATCTGAGGATGGATCGGGCGAAGATGTAATGATGGTAACAGGAACAACAAAAGGCAGCGTGATGGACCTTGAGAATGGAAAGGAAGTGCTTCAAAAGGCATTTCCTACACTTTCAGGTTATCACGCTGTTCTTGATTCTGGAACACATATTATTGCGTATTACGACACTTCAACAATGATCCCGACAGATGGAAACGATATAAATAGGATACAGGTTAATTTAAAGATCAAAAGTTGGAAGGTGAACGAATAATGGCAAATGAATGGACAAATTGGAAAGAACATGGAATCACCAAAGATACACCAGATTCTATTCTGTTTGGTGCTGGAACAATCCATCAGGGATTAACGTTTTCTGGTGACAAATGGAATTTTGCAGAATCAATCATAGGGGCAACTAATGGTGGATCGAAAGTGTCTATGAAACCTGAAGTACAGGATATTGAAGTGGATGGAAAGTTGATTAAAGCAAAAGGCTTGATGATGAAGGTTGGAGAAACAGCAACAATGGAAATCAATTTTGCAGAGATCAGCCCTGAAATTATCAAAAAGGGCTTGATTGCACAGGAAGGAAATTCGACAGCAACCGGATATAAAGTTATTGAAAGTAAACCGGATATCGAAGCAGGTGACTATTTTGAAAACTTTGCGTTTGTTGGACGAACCGTATCAAAAAAACCAATTATTGTTATTTTTGATGATGCCCTGTGTACATCTGGTTTTGAACTGGATGCAAAAAATAAATCTCAGTCTTCACCAACAGTGACGGTTGAATGCGTGGGTGATGTTAACAAAGATGAAGCGTTAAAGGTACTTCCGTACCACATCTATTACCCAGATCCGGCAGCTAGTCAGTCGGAAGATGTATCTGGCAAAGCTGTTGTTGATGGACCAGAAGAAAACGAAGAATAACAGAAGGTAAAAAGTAACGAAAGGAAGGATTGTAATGGTAGAAAAAAATTATGAATTAAGAAAATTATGTGCTGATGATATTTTCCCGATGGTCAATATTATTTCAAAAATCGGTATTGAAAATATGGCAGACTGCTTCGATGCAAAAGAAATGGCAGACATCATGAATAGTGTAGATTCAACTTTAGATGAAGCAGATAGAAAAGAAAGCTCAGATAATGCGATGGCTGATGTACTTACAAAGCAGATTGGTATCAAAGTAATTATGAAACTGGTTGGGCTGCTCTTGAAGAATCTTGGAAAAATTAAGATAGAACTGTATCAGTTTCTTGCCGGTCTGTCTGGAATGACTGAAAAAGAGATCGCTGCTCTGCCACTGGGAACATTTACACAGATGATTGTAGATGTTTTCAAAAAAGAAGAGTTCTCCGATTTTTTTCAGGTTGTATCAGGATTGCTCAAATAGGGCAGTTTCAATTTCTGGATCAGCTGTTTAAGCGCTATCATGATCCGCTGCGATTGGTAAGTTGGTATATTCAATCATGCAGTTTCTTACAATTTGTAGGAGATTTTTCAGAGGCATACAACAAAGAACTGCGTTGGGAAGTGTACCTGCATAAAGTATGGGACAAGACTTTTGAAGAGTATGAAGAAGGCGTAAACGAAGAAGTTCAGCGGATTGAAACATCTCACATGAGTGAAACTGAACAGGAAAATGTTATTGCTGATAGTATGTCCATATTACAATCTTTCCAGCCTTCAGAATAGGAGGTATAGATGGATTTATTTAAGCTTGTCGGTACGATTGCGATTGATACTGCAAATGCAGAAAAATCGTTAAATGATGTACATAAACAAGTCGCTGATACCGAAAAGGCAGTGTCGGAAGGCTGCGATAAAGTGAAACAGTCTTCCGAAAAAGCGGGAAATAGTGCCACGAAAGCTGGAAAGACAGCGGAAGAAGCTGGAAAAAAAGCAAAAAAAGCCGGTGAAGATGCCGGAAAAGGTGGCCAAGAATCCGAAAAGAGTGGCAATAAATGGGCTGAATTCGGTAAGAAGATAGAAAAGGCCGGAACAAAGGTCACGGGAATCGGGAAGAAAATAGAAAAAGCCGGTGATGCAGTAGGTAAAGTCGGAAAGAAATTCGCTCCGCTGTCCGCCGCTGCAGCCGGAACATTGACTGCGGTAACAAAGGGCGCATCTGATTTTCAGAATGGTATGGCAAAGATGTCAACCTTATTTGATACGTCACAGGTATCCGTTCAGAAATTATCCAAAGAATTCCTGAATCTATCGAATGAAACAGGAAAAAGCGCAGTAGAACTTACGGAAGCCGGCTATCAGGCGTTGTCAGCATCTGTACCAGTTGAAAAGCTGGGAGGTTTTATCCGTACATCTGCTAACATGGCAAAAGTCGGATTTACGGATACTGCAACATCTGTGGATCTGTTGTCTACAGCTGTAAATGCTTATGGTTTAGAAGCTGATCAGGCGGACAGCATAGCAAACAAGCTCGTAAATACACAGAATCTTGGTAAAACATCTGTAAATGAATTGGCGTCCAGTATGGGTAAAGTTATCCCGACGGCTGCCGGTATGAATGTTAATCTGGATCAGCTGTGCACGATGTATACCCTTATGACTAAACAGGGTATTGCCACGGCGGAATCTACTACATACATGAACAGTATGTTGAATGAACTTGGTGATTCTGGTACGGATGTAGGAAAGGTCCTGAAAGAAAAGACCGGAAAATCATTCCAGGATCTGATGAAGGACGGAAAGACAACTGGCGATGCACTGAAAATCTTAAAAGACTACTCAAAAGAGACAGGAACAGCATTCAATGAATTATGGAGCAGTCAGGAAGCCGGAAAGGCTGCTATGGCACTCTTAAATGATTCGGCCGGTGATTTCAATGAAACAATGGGATCAATGGCTAATGTAGCTGATCTGGTTGGACAAGGTCTTGAAAAGATGAATACGCCGTCAGCAAAAATGGCGAAGGCTCTCAATCGAATTAAAAATAGTGGTATTGAATTGGGTTCCGTATTGCTTACTACTGTAGCACCTTATGTTGAGCAGTTCACTAAAAAAGTAGAAGAACTTACAGAAAAATTTAATAAGATGCCGGATAGTCAGAAAAAAATGGTTCTGGTTATGCTTGCAGTTGTTGCTTCGATTAGTCCCGTTCTTGCTATAATGGGGAAATTAATCAAGGTGTTTGCAGATGGACCTATAGCCGTAGGAAACCTAATGAAAGGATTCGGCAAGCTTCAGACAGCAATCGCAGGCATAAACGCCCCTGTGGTGGCGATCGTTGCCGTGATAGCGGTTCTGGTTGCTGCATTTACACATTTGTGGAATACGAATGAAAACTTCAGGAATAACATGATTGCAATCTGGGATCAGATACGAGACAAGATTTCATCATTCGTTGACAATGTAAAAGAAAGATTTGCAGGTCTGAATATTTCTTTTGCAGATATAGTAAGTGCCCTGAAAGCTATATGGGATGGGTTCTGTGAAATCTTAGCACCGGTATTTGAAGGTGCTTTTGCTGCATTGGCTGATACTATTACAACAGTATGTGATGTTCTGATAGGTATATTAGATACATTCATAGGGCTATTTACTGGAAACTGGGAACAGTGCTGGACTGGAATACAGGAAGTATTCGGTGGAATATGGGAAGGCATAAAGGCGGTACTTACAGATGTATTAGAATCATTAAAGGGAGTGCTAGATACATTTCTCGGATGGTTCGGAACAGATTTTAATACTGCTTGGGCGGATATTACAGCGACAGTTGAATCGGTATGGAACGGCATAACTGATTTCTTTACTTCTGTTTGGGAAGGCATAAAGAATGTATTTGAAACCGTAGTGAACGGGATTAGCGACTTCCTGGCGAGTGCCTGGGAAAGCATCACATCGACAATCCAGAATGTCTGGGATGGAATTGTAAATACGGTTTCGGCGGTATGGGAAACAATAAAGAATGTGGTGCAAGTTGGCATCATGTTTGTTGGTGAAATCATTTCAGCTGCAATCCAAATCATTACTATCCCGTGGATGTTCATATGGGAGAACTGCAAAGAGTATATTACGGCAGCATGGGAATTCATAAAAAATGCTGTTTCAACAGCACTTGAATCAATTTCCAATACTATAAGCGATATATGGAATGCAATCGTTGGATTTATCTCACCGATTTTAGAGACCTTAAAAAATGTATTTGTTACAATATGGCAGGCCATAGAGACAGAAGTAGCAAATTCAATTAATAGAATGGTTTCGATTATTACAACGGTATGGTCTGCCGTCAGCGGAACAATCAGTGCGATATTATCAGTAATTGCAAGCATATTTTCTACGGTATGGAACGGAATAACATCTGTTGTATCGAGTGTATTAAGTACGATCCAGAGTGTTGTATCAAGTGTATTAAGTGCAATGCGAGGTGTTGTATCTTCAGTTTTAAATGCGATTTTAAGTACTGTTAAAAGCATAATGAATTCTATAAAAAGCACAATGACGAGTGTATGGAATGGGATAAAGAGCGTTGTATCAAGTGCGATTAACGGAATCAAGTCTGTTATATCATCCGGGCTTCATGTTGCAGGTTCGGTTGTATCTAGCGTGCTCAGTGGTATCAAGAGCAAGTTTAGTAGTGTATGGAATGGGATAAAGAGCGTTGTGAGCAGTGCAATCAATCACATCAAGAGCGCCATGAACTTTAGCTGGTCACTCCCAAAGCTAAAATTGCCACATCCGAAAATCGAAGGGAAATTTAGTCTTGATCCACCATCTGTGCCGCATTTCTCTATTGACTGGTATGCTAAGGCTATGGATGCCGGAATGATTATGAATAGGCCTACAGTATTTGGCTATGATGCGGTATCAAATAAGCTTATGGCTGGCGGAGAAGCTGGAAGCGAGACAGTAGTTGGAACGCAGAGTCTGATGAACATGATACAGGATGCTGTAAATAACAGCGGAAACAGGGATGATGGAGCAATTCAGGCATTACTGGAAGCCATCTATAATTGGATGCGTAACGGCGGACTGTACAAACTTATGATCGACGTTCTGACAAATGGAGTAGAACTTGAATTTGATAACAGAGAAATTGCAAGGTTGGTGAAAAAATATGCTTGATACAGCAAAGTATGTGAATCACCTGAATCAGAGTATTGACTTTGGTTCAGGTGGCATTTATATCACAGATTCTGAGCTTAGAAATTATGAATGGGAATATGATACGGATTATGATGAGATAACCAACTTCCGTAAGGGCGTTAAAGAGAAGAAGATGAAAATAATCATATCAGCAGCTACAGAAGAAGAAGGGATCGCAAAAAGAAATGCAGTCTTCCGGATTTTCGAAGCGGATATCCTTGCAAACCAGGCAGGAAGGTTGTATCAGGATGGATACTATCTGAATTGCTATATTACAGCATCAAAAAAAGCTAACTGGTATATTGCAAAGCGATATATTGAAATCGAAGTCACTATTGCAACTGATCAGCCGGACTGGGTACAGGAAAAAGAATTTAATTTTCTTAAAACAGAAGGTAAAACTGTTGAGATGGATGATTTAAAAAAGTATCCCTATAAATATGGGTATTATTATCTGAATCAGGTGTCATCCTCTGCAATCAATAATGTAAGTATTACGGAATCTGATTTTGTGCTGCGAATATACGGTCCCGTGTCAAAACCACTTGTGAAGATTGGCGATAATACCTATCAAGTGAATGTTTCCTTGAATGCTGGTGAACGACTAGAAATTGATTCCAGAAAAAGGACAGTAAGCCTGATACACACTGACGGGTATACGGAAAATGTTCTTTGGTCTGCCGCAAAAGAATATTATATCTTTGAGAAAATTGTATCCGGCACACAGATTATTGCGTGGGATGGTAGTTTCTCGTTCGACTTAATTTTGATTGATAAAAGGAGTGAACCGTTGTGGAAGTAATGTATACAGACATAAACAGGCTTCCACAAGGGAGCCTTGAAAAGTATTCGATTGATCTGGAACTTGGCGGTGACAATGACTTCGAGCTCCAGATGAACGTGAGAAATCACTGCATGAGTGCCGGATGTATCTGGTATGTTGAAAATGAAGAATACGGTGGTATTGTAGATGATGTAAAAGTTGATACTGATAAATCTAAGGTATATTATTCTGGGCGATCTTGGCGTGGTATTATGGAAAAGAAGGTAATCGGACCAGACACCGGAAAAGATTATCTGACGGTATCTGGGGATGCAAATGACATTCTTGCGTTGCTGATAAAACGCTGTGATCTGGTAGATCTGTTTGTGGTTCCGGACTCTTCCGGGATACAGATAAGTAGCTATCAGTTTCCGAGATACATTGATTTTTATTCCGGTATTGTGAAGATGCTGTCCTCTGCCGGGGCAAAACTGAAAATCACCTATGATGATAAGGAATCTTGTGTGAATATATCAGCTATCCCAATCAGCGATTTGTCAGAGAAATATGAGTATTCTGATGATTACGGAATGAAAATCATAATCGAAAAGAAAAAAGGCGGGACAAACCACCTGATCTGTCTCGGAGCTGGCGAGTTGGCAGCCAGAACGGTGATTGATCTGTATGTAGGTAAGAATGGTGAGATAACAGAAAAGCAGGCATATTTCGGGGAATATGAAATAGCTGAAATATATGATTATGGAAACTCCGGATCCAGTTCTGAGTTGAAAGAGAAAGGAATCGAAAAACTTAAGGAATTAAAAAGTTCAGATTCTGTATCGGCATCTTTTCAGAAACTTGATGTAGATATCGGTGATATTGTTGGCGGC